TCGTCGCGGAGGATGTTCGCGTACGTGTAGAGCGTGTGCGCCGGGCGGAGTGCCGTCAGCACCCGCACGACGTTCTCGCGCAGGGCGAACGGGTCGCCCTCGAGTCCCTCGACCAGGATGTCGAAGGTGAAGGTGTCGAGGGTCGTCCACTCCGACCCCGAGGTGCGGGCGTCGATGAACCGCTCGACGACCGTCACCGTGGAGCCCGTCAGCAGTTCGACGCCACCCTGCACGGACGCCTTGGTCGCGCCCATGAGGAGGAGCTTGACCATCCCGCGCAGGAAGTCGCGGTACGCCTTGTCGCCGTCGATGACGGGGAGGCCGCCGTCGCGCACCGACGAGTTCGGGAACACCAGCGACCCGAGGACCTCCCACAGGTACTCCGACCGCAGGAGGTCGAACTCCGCGTCCCGGAACGCCTCGGACGCGGTGATCTGGAAGTCGGCGATGCGCTCGGCGAGGGCCTGGAACTGGAGGGTGTAGAACGGGCCGTTGACGGTCGAGACGTAGTTGGACGCCAGGTTCGTGCGGAACAGGGCCATGATCTGGCCCACGAGCTCCTGGCGCTTGTCGACGTACGCCTGGCCGACGTTCCCGACCGGGTTCGGGTTCTGCGCCGGCACGACGGGGGCGACGGCGGGGTTCAGCGTACCCGGGGGGACGGTCGCGGACACCTCAGCGGTCCTCGTCGTACGTGATGGTCAGCCCGCCGTCCAAGTTGAGGGTCAGGTACTCGGCGGGTCCGGGGTCGAGGTCGTACACCCGCGTGTCCACGCCGACGAGGTAGGTCGCCGTGTAGGTGTGGCTCGAAGGGGCGTCGTCGACGGTGGTGGACACGATGACCCGACCCCCCGTGATGGATGCCCGCGCGTCGAGGATGGCGGCCTCGGTGGTGTACCCCGCGGCCGTCAGGGTGGCGTCGTCGGTGAGTCCCTGGATGACCACGCCGTCGAAGCCCACGATGTACGCCCGCCCAGCTCCCCGCACCAGTTCGACATCGGGGGACGAGTCGACGAGGGCCAGGCCCACGTCGTCCTGGGTCACGGCCCGGAAGTTGATGGACGACCCCCCCGCGTCCTGGGGCACTGCGGTGAGGGTGTCCGTCAGCAGCCACACGCTCACGGTCTCGCTCGACCACGCGGACAGGTACACGCTGTCCCCGACCTCGGCACTGCGGACGGGGTCACGGAGGATGGTGCTCCCCGACGCGACGGACATCTGGGTCACCGGGACGATGACGTACGACACGCCCGACACGGACTCGACGGCGGAAATCACATCCGACTGACGGAGGGGGTCGCCGAGGCGGAGGACGTCGAACAGGGATGCGAGGGTCGTCTGCACATTGGCGTCCACGCGGGACCGCTGCGCCCCCTGCGCGAGGACGACCGTCATCGTGAGGTTCACCGACCACGGGACCGCCGCCTTGGCGACCACGTCGGCGGTGACGTGCCTGCGGGCATCGACCGCGGTCTGCACCTGACTGGGCACCTGGTCCACGACGTAGGTGACTGAGAAGTTCTCCGCGTGCTGGTACGACACGAGGACCGTCTCACCGTCGGAGATGCGTCCCGTCGGTACGCGGACGATGGCCGTCGGGGTCGTCTCGGTCCCCGCCACCACCGCGTAGTCGTAGAACCCGGATGGGTCGCCCGACGTGGCGTAGGTCGTCGTGCCGGCCAGGTCCGTCACCACGATGGTGAGGGTGTCGACCCCGAGACTGTCGAGGAACTCCGTGTACTCCCCGACCATGACGTGCTCCTCGGCGGTGATCAGGATCACCCCGCCGGACGGGATGCCGTTCGCAGGGGTGATGCGGAGCGTGTCGGACGCCAGGGTGGAACCCCCGAACAGGAGCGGGTCGTCGGGTCGGTACAGCGAGAACGTGTCCGTGGACAGGTTGCCGCTGAGGGTGCCGACCACGGAGGTCACGGAGTTCACCGGCTGACGGCGGAAGACGTAGTCGTTGCCCCGCGCCCGTCGGTAGTCCCCGAGCACCACATCCGTCAGGGTCACGACCGGCTGGGGGATGGTGTTGTCGAGCTGCACCGTGTCGTACCGCACGATGGTGGCACCGGTCAGGTCGAAGTCCTCGCCCGTCGTCGCGTTGCGGAACGAGTACCCGATGGTCGGAGCGTCGAGGAGTTGCGAGATGGGCGTGTCTTCCGACAGGTTCGGGTCAACTGCCCGGAACCTGAGGTCGGCGACGTCCCCCACCACCTCGAAGTGGACGTCGCGGGCCACGTCGTACTGGAAGGCGAACACGTCGGTCACGGTGGCCTCGGCCTCGCCCTGGACCCAGATGTCCACCTTGCCGCCGATGTGCTTGCCCTCGTACACGTCCCGCATCATCAGGTCGTCGCCCGCCGAGACCACGCTGGCCCGCAGGACCCCCGCGACGTCGGCCGCCGTCTGCAGGTACCCCTGCTTCGTGCCGGAGTCGACGGACGCGAGCGCGTTGCGGGCGCGGGTCGCGAGCTCGGTGTTGGTCTCCTGGTCCGTCCCCCCGAACATCGCCGAGGCGTTCGTCACGGACAGCGTGGTCGGACCCGTGACGACGCGACGCACCTGGCCCGGGGCCACGTTGCCCGCCGCACCACCGGCGGCTGCCTGCACCGCGACCGTGACCGAGTACCGCCGGGTGACCGGGTCGTAGTAGGACGCCAACTGGGCCAGGGAGATGGTCGCCGTTTGCACCACGCCGAACGACACCGACCCTGCAGACACCGTCGTCCCGACCGGGATGATGAGGGACTCCGTCGGGCGGCGCGTCGTGAAGAACGTGACCTCACCTCGGGCCGCCTTGCCGGCGCGGCGGAACACGCCGTAGTTGGACGCCAGCGCCTCGAACGAGCGGTCGATGATGTCCTGCACGTCGGTGTCGTTGTTCAGGCGGAACGCGGCCTTCAGTGACGACTTGTAGTTCGAGCTCGACACGGGGATGGACGTTCCCGACCCCGTCGGGTCGTCGACCAACAGGAGGGCCGCGAACGACTGCGCCCGGTGGAGGAAGTCCACGATGAACCGGAGACGCTCCGCCTCGTTGGCGAACGGGTCGATGAAGGTGTCGCGGAGGACCGACCCAGGGTCCACCCGAAGTTGCGGGTTCGTCCGCAGGATGGACGCGATGGTGTCCCGCACGATGACCTGACGCGAGACCACGGGGAAGGAGCCGACCTGCGCCGTAACGCGGAGCGGGTTTCCCGCGACCTCCGCGCTGAACGGGGACTCCACCTCGGTCTGGGTGGACTCGTTGTAGTACACTGCGGTCGCGACGTAGTAGAGGGGCACGGCCTCGTCGAGGCCCGCGAAGGACGACACGAACACGGTCGGCGGCGTCGACGTGCTGGTCGCCGACCTGGAGTGCTCGAACGAGTACGAGGTGTAGGCGCGTACCGACACGACGGACACGGTCGTGCGGAGTCGGTCGGCCGTCTCGGGGACGAGGAAGCTCTCCGTGAGGTCCGTGGTCAGTACGTTGCCCGCCCCGTCCTGCTGCTGGCCGAAGAACACCGCGTACAGCGGGTCGGCGGCCGCCGACCCGTCGGGGTTGGTGTCGACCAGGTACTCGTGCTCCGCCGACCCGATGTCGGCGGTCTCCTCGACGGCAGACCCTGTGGTCACGGTGTTGATGTTGATGCGGGTGTACCCGGTCGTCCCGCCACCCGCCGCGTCCGCCGCGTAGACGTTGATGCCTACGAGCGTCCCCGCCGCCGATGCGGAAGGCTCACAGGACACGACGACCGTCTGGTCCTTCCGCATGACGGCGAGGTTCGTCGGCGACGGTGCGAGGGCCGACACGCCGGGGACGTAGGTGATGCTCGCCGTGGCCGTGTTCGACACCGACCCCGACAGGGACACCGACCGAACCGCGACCGTGTTGACGCCGGGGGTCAGGTACAGGCCGTCCGGGTACGCCGCAGGGTTCGGGACGGTCCAGTTGACCCCGTCGAACACGACGAGGTCAGGGTCGCCGTCGAATGCCGACCCGTTGACCGACACCTCGACGTCGACCACGTTGGTGGTCGACACCGTCCCCGTCAGGAACCGACTGCCGGAGTTCGTGCTGAACACGAGTCCCGTGCGGGCGACCCCGTCGGGTCCGACTATCGTGGGGGTATCAGTCGCCATCCTTCGGTGCCTCAACCCCTGACGGGGGATAATGACCCTACCGCAGGCCGACGGCCTGCGTGCCGAGGCTCAGCCCGTTCGTGCCGGCGAGCGCAACCGCCCCGGGTGCCGTGTAGACGATGGATACCCGCACCGGCTTGGCCGAGGCGTTGCTCACCGTGACGTCGACCAGGAACACCGTGGGGTCGTCCGCCGACTGGTTCACGTCCACGGAGTTCACGGTGTATAACCGCTCCTCGAGGGTCAGCTGCTGGAACTTCGCCTGGGTCTGCTGCGACAGCGTCACGACCCGCAGGGCCTCGCGCACCTGGGTCTTGATGTCCGACGCCGTGGTCGACACCGCCTTCCTGCCGATGGAGTCGATGATGCCCGTCCCGTACGTCGGGAAGTAGGCGTTCGACCCCGCGCGGGTCAGGATGATCTTCAGGACCTCCTGCACGAGTAGGTCCTCGTTGGCGACCATCAGCGCGTTGCCCTGGAGGTTGTACTCCCAGTCGTTCTCGACGAACGTGCCCCCGCAGCGACGGCACCGCACGGGGTACGTGCTGTACGACACCTTGAACGAGGCGTTGTTGCGGAGGGGCTCGCGGAACAGGGGGTACCGACCGAGGACGGACGTCGGTTCGCCGACGATCTCCCAGCCGGGGTAGACGGTGCGACCGACCGCGCCGCGCTGCACCTTGAACCCGACCCACTGCGCCCCATCCACAGACACCTGGACGAACGACGAGGGTCCGACCGAGCCGAGGTCCGTCACCGACAACTTCCCGTCGACGACCCCCACGGAGGCCTCCGGCAGGGCGGCAGTCAACAGGCGGGCGATGGCCGCGGGATGCACCAGCCCGTCGGCACCGGGGACCAGGTCGACCGTGGCCGTGCCCGTGCTGGTGCTGACCGTCAGGGTGCGGTCACACGCGGGCACTCGGTACGGCCCCCGCACGGACGCCGTCAGGGTTGCCTGGTCGTACAGTCCCGTCGACGGCACGAAGAAGGAGTCGTTGACCAACACGCGGGTGGCGTTCACCGACGCCACGGGACACGAGGTCGGCAGCGACCGTCGGTCGGGGGCGAGGGTGACCACCTCCTCGAGGATGAGGTGCGGGCACGGGTGCGCGAGGCGTACGTCGACGCTCACGACTTCCCCCGCAGGTACCGACTGGCGACGCGGGCGTTCGGTGACGACGCCGTCTTGGCGTACTCACGCGCATCTTGCATGTAGCGGAAAGTGCGGTGGTTGTTCTTGGAGTTCTTGGCAGACCACATGTCGTCGTTGATCTTCCAAAACTCGTGTGGACCGTAGTCATCGGTATCACCACCACGGGGGCTATCGCCGTTCGGGAGTCGGGGACGACCAGACTTGGTGGGCTTCGACATGAGTTCCCCGGCACCAGGATCGGTTCGCCTTGGCACAGTCACAGGTGAGGTGCCCTTGCCCTTCCCGTCACCTTTGCCCTTGCCCTTGCCCTTCCCGCCACCCGCATCGGCACCACCCTCCTCCGCGTCGGCACCGGCACCGCCGACCCCACCGATTTCACCGCGGGACGAGGTGTCGATCTCGCTCATCCCACGTTGCCGCACCTGTTCCCCGAGCAGGGTCATCATGTAGTTGTAGATGGCGTCGTTCCGCGCGGGGTTGTACTGCGTGGCCTTGCCCTCGGAGTTGAACAGCACCATCCCGCGGCTCTTCTCCGCACGCTCCCACGACTTCTCGAACTCTTGCTTGGAGAGTTCCACCAACTTGCGCGACCGCTCCGCGTCTTTCGCGGCGAGCTGATCCTGGAGTGCCTTCGTCTTCGCCTCCGATGCCCGGATGGTCTCCTCCGCCGCCCGCATACTCTCCTCGAGTTGAGCGATCTCGTCCGCACTACCCTCGCCCCCCTTCTCGCGGAGTTCGTCGATGCGCTCCTGTGCGCTGTCGATCTCAGAACGGGCCGCCTGCGCGTCGGCGGTTGCCTGCGCGGCCTCCAATTCTGCATCGGACATGGCCTCGTTTTCTTCGTCGAAGTCGGCATCCGTGGCGTTCATCTCGGCGGCGCGGTGTTGGTCCTCAGCCGTCTCCAAATCGGCCTTGGCCTGTGCGATGGCGTCCTTGTCCTTGGAGGCCTTGGCCGCGTCGAGCTTGCTGTTGGCGGCGGCAACAGCGGCCGCCGTCTCTGCCGGACGTTCGCGGACGGACTTACGCCGTTCGGCCTTCTTCTTCTTGTCCGCGATGGCCTTCTGAAGACCGGCTTTCACGGAATCGACGACACTCTTGTCCGCATTGAGGACAAGGGGTTCCAGGATGCGCCGCGCTTCCGCGGTCGTGAGGCTGCCCTCCTGTGCGGCCTCGAACAACTCCTGCCGAAATCCGGCAAGGGCCTCCTTGGTGTCCGTGCGGAGTGCGCGCTTCTCCTCTGCCGCCTTTTCCTCTGCCTTCCGGGCCTCCTCCTCCGCCTTGTCGGCCTCCTCCTTCGCCTTGGCCGCTTCTGCCTTCGCCTTGTTTTCCTCGATCCGCTTGTCGATGGCACGCTGAAGGTTCTTCTCGACCTGCTGGATGGCCTCCGCCCCGTCGGTCACACGCAGACCCTTCGTGTACTCCCGTGCTTCTTCCTCGGTGAGGCCGAAGCCCACCGCATCCTCGATGAGGTCGTCTACGACCTTCTTCAGGTCGTCCTCGGTTTTGATCTCCGTCTTCGGACGACCAATCTCGGCGTCAGGGTCGGCGTCGTCCCCACTCGCCTTCCACTTGGACAGTAGGTCCTGGAACAGTTGCCGATCCGCCGGCGCATCCGACGACTTCAGACTGCTGATCTGAACTTCGTTCCCGCTGTTGGGGGACTTCACCTTCTTGTCGCCCTGGGCGTCGAGGAACGCCTTGACGCGGTCGGTCGTCCCCGGCGTCTCGCGGGCGCGGCGCATCCACACAGCGGCGATTCGGGTCGCGTTCGGGGTTCGGCGGAAGTACACGGTGGATGGCCTCCGAACGGGCGCGGGGTATAGGCCCGTCACCCTACAGGATGGTGTTGGCCTCGTCGGGGAGGATGTCGGTCATCAGGTTCCGGTTCTTCCCCAGGGCCTCCGTGTTCAGGATCTCCGCGACGTACCCGTCAGCGTCCGTGGTGTAGAAGATGGCGTCCACGGTGGCGATGATGCGGGCCAGCGTCAGTTCGAGGTCGTAGAGGTCGGGGTCCAAGGCGGGGAACCCATCGACGGTCCCGCCGATGGTCGACTCGATGAGCTCGCGCTCCAGCTCGAGCTGCTCGCGGAGGTCGCACAGTTTGATGATGCGGGACTCGAGGGAGTGGATGCGCTCGTCGATGATCTGCCCCACCCACTTCCGCGACCGGTAGATCGACGACGCCATGTTTGAGTCGTGGGCGTCCTGATTGTTCGTGCGGGCGGGCGTGTACTTCAGGATGTTCAGGTTGCCGCCCTCGTAGAAGGTCGCGTTCACCGCCGGGTCGCCGGTCTTCGGGGCGACGACGCCACCGTACGGCATGGTCTCGACAACCGACTTCGGGTCCTCCTCGTCGGCCAGGTACACGGAGTCCGGCACCAGAAACATCGAGATGTCGAACGGGTTGCCGCCCGCGACCGTGTACGCTCGGATGAGCTTCTCGAGGGACGAACCCTGCGACACGGAGAACCCCACCCGCTCCTCGGAGCAGGTGTTGGACCCGTCGTCGCGGCTTTGGTACTCGACCGAGACGTACCCGATGCGGCTGATTTCCGCCTCGATGACCGCAAGACGCGACGTCGCGTCCGCGCGCTCCTTGAGGATGAACGACCGGTACGCACTCCACTGACCCGCTCGGAACGTGCCGAGCCAACCGAAGCTCATGACTCACTCCTCGGGGAAGAAGGCGAACAGGATGTCGAACAGGAACGCGGGGATTCCTCCCGCCACGATGGCGAACCCGATCCCCAGGTCGTCCGCGTCGCTTTCGGGGGGGTTCTCAGCCCCCATGAAATCGCGTACCAGGCCGTCCGTGCCGCTGGACGTCACCAACAACGCCGACACCCCGAGACCGATGTCGAGGGAGAGGGCGATCTGGATGAGGGCCTGGATGCGACGCAACAGGGCCTCGAGTTCGAGGATGCGTGCCTCGATGAAGTCGATGTAGGCCAGGATGGCGTCGAGGATGCCCTGCAGGCCGTCGAGGACCGACTGAAGAAAGTCGGACAGTTTCTGGAGGAACTCCTCGATTGGCGGAAGGCCTTGTGGGAACAGTCGTAGCGCCAGCCATGCGCCCTTCGGTTCGGTGGATTTGGCGGCAGACGACGCGTAACTCAACACCCGCTCGATCGCCGAGGAGAGTTCGGGGAACCGAACGAGGCCGTTCCGCACGAACACGACCCTCGGTGACGCGGCCACATCCCTGGCCTGACCGTAGAAGGGCGTGCGACCGGCGTACACGACTGGCGACATATCGGCCGAGCCAAGGTCGATGTTCGCGTAGACCACGGTCGCGTTCCCGCCAGTCGCAGCAGTGACGGACCGGGCCTGTGCCCGCAGGAGGAAGCCCGGGGACCGTCGAATCAACAGGCTGTATGCGTTGAGAAAGGTGTTCTGTCCGACATCCACGGTGGGGAACGTCGTCTCCTCCGCCACCATGGTCGATGTCTCCGAAGTGTACGTCGCCGTGTCGGTGTCCACGATCTGTGTGATCGTTACCGTGTGGGCACCGGCGTACAACTTGCGGAGCTGTAGGGCAGAGCTGTCCGGGATGGACAGGGGGTTGGGTGCCACACCGCTGATGACGGGCTGTGCGGAGATTGTACCCGTGTAGGCCGAGGTGTTGCCCTTGAACGAGTCCAGGATGGTGACCTTGCCGACGGGATAGTCGGAGACCTCCGGGAACACCTGACCCCAGGTCAACAGACGCAGGGGCGTCCTGGCCACGGTGTAGTCCTTGCCGTCCTCGGCGCGAAACGTGCCGGTCACCTGGGATGTGCTCTCGATGAACTCGAGGATGGCCGAAGTCGGCGGACCCGACTTTTCCAGAAAGTACTCCGCGAGACGGCGGCTCACGCTCAGTAGGTTGCGGCGGAACGTTTGGGGTTTGATGTCGCCCTTCCCGAACAGTTCCTTCGGGTCGGGGACCGTGCCCGTCGTAGACACCCCGAAAAGGGGGAGGATGTTGCGGGCCTGCGTCTCGAGCCCCGTGGGACAGAGTCCCACGTCGGTCGCGGCCCT